ATACTATTCCGAGAAAGGTTCACATAACTACGCTGCCCCTACCGAGGCATACAGAGACAATGTTGTTCCCGGCTTTACAACCTCTAGCAAGACTAGACCACTTATTATAGCTAAATTGGAAGAGTTTATACGAAATAAACTAATTATTTTGTATTCACAGAGGATTATCAACGAGTTCAAGACTTTTGTATGGCAAAACAATAGAGCACAGGCAATGCGTTCTTATCATGACGACTTGGTAATGGCACTCGCCATTGCTTGCTGGGTTAAAGATACTGCCTTGACAATCAACCAGCGCGAGTTACAATATAAGAAAGCAATGGTCAGTTCAATGTTTAGTACGCAAGGAAAGCTACAAACAACTATTTCGGGTATGCAAGGTCACAAAATAGATAGCTTCTCTCAAGAAACAATGGACAGAAAAAAGCAATACGAACAGTTCGTTTGGTTACTTAAAGGATAAATAAATGGCAGACAACCGAAGAAATCCCAGAAACAGTGGTTCACAGTTGTTCAGACAACTTACAAGACTTTTTTCTGGTCCGATTGTAAACTACAGAAATCAGGGAACTCGTCGTCTTCGCAGAACTCTATTGGACAAGTACGCGACCCAGTTCCGGTCTGCCTCTGGTCAGCAGTTCAAGCGTTCAGGTCACTACGCTTTTACAAATCTACAGAATAGTATTATGACCAACCACAACCGCACCGAGCGGTATGTGGATTTTGACCAAATGGAATACACTCCTGAGATTGCTTCGGCTCTCGACATTTACGCAGACGAAATGACTACACACTCTGCGCTACAGCCTATGCTACACGTCAAGTGCCCCAACGATGAGATCAAGGGCGTTCTAAATGTTCTTTATCACGATATTCTAAATATCAACTTCAACCTTTTTGGTTGGAGCAGAACAATGTGTAAGTATGGCGACTTCTTTCTATACTTGGACATTGAAGACAGCAAGGGTATTACAAATGTTATCGGCCTTCCTAGTAACGAGATTGAAAGACTAGAGGGCGAAGACGTAACCAACCCAAACTATGTTCAGTTCCAGTGGAACTCCGCAGGAATGACTCTTGAGAACTGGCAGATGGCCCACTTCCGTATTCTTGGAAACGATAAGTATGCTCCCTACGGAACTTCAGTCCTAGAAGCCTCACGTCGTATCTGGCGTCAGTTGACCCTTCTAGAAGACGCTATGATGGCTTACCGTATCGTCCGTGCTCCTGAGCGCCGTATCTTCTACGTTGACGTAGGCGAGATTCCTCCTAACGAGGTCGAGAACTATATGCAGAAAGTTATGACTCAAATGAAGCGTAACTCTCTTGTAGATGATAAGACTGGCCGTGTTGATCTTCGTTACAACCTACTTTCAGTTGAGGAAGATTATTACATTCCTGTTCGTGGACAGAACAAGTCAGAGATTCAGACTCTTCCGGGCGGACAATACAACGGTGCTATCGAAGACGTCAAGTATCTTCGCGACAAGTTGTTCTCTGCTCTCAAGATCCCAGCGTCCTACCTAACTCAGGGTGATGGGCAGACAGAAGATAAAACAACCCTAGCCCAGAAAGACATTAGGTTTGCTAGAACCATTCAGCGCCTTCAGAGAGCGATTGTTTCAGAGTTGGAAAAGATCGGCATTGTTCATCTTTATACACTTGGTTTCCGTGGCGACGATCTAACTTCTTTCAGCTTAGGTCTAAACAACCCATCCAAGATCGCAGAACTTCAAGAGCTAGAACACTGGGACAAGAAGTTTTCAGTAGCATCTTCCGCTACCGAAGGCTTCTTCTCACGTCGCTGGATGGCTCAGCACCTATTCAACATGTCAGAGCAAGAGTTCCTTCGCAACCAGCGAGAGATTTTCTACGACCGTAAGTATGATGCACAACTCAATGCGGTTGCTGAGCAAATGCAAGAGCAAGCAGCCGGTATTGGAGGAGACGAAGGTGGTGGCCTCGACCTTGGTACACCTGATGTTGGCGGAGACCTTGACCTTGGCGGTGATGAGGGCGGTCTTGACCTTGGCGGTGAAGCAGAGGCACCAGCAGAAGAGCCCGCTGAGGATGTTGTTCTTGCTGCTCCCGGTGAAGGAGAGGGCGCACTTCAAGAGGAAGACGAAGTTAGAAGAGTTACTGCTCGCGGCGTCGAGGTTCGTGGTCGCGGACCATCAGGAAAGACTTACTACCATAAACCAACCAAGCGCAAGAAGGGTGATGTAGCAAGAAAGAAGAATTATGCCTCTGTTACTAGGCCAGAACAGTTCATGCAAACAACCAAACGCTCTATGGCAGGTCGCAGCGAACTAGAAGGTTTGGCCGCTGGTAATGTTTACGAGATTAAAGGAACTAGTTATAACAAGGATACTCACGAAGTATTCAATGCTCAGAAAGAAATAGAACAACTATTAGAATCACTAGAGACTTCTATGGAGACCATAAATGAAACTAAGACACAATAAGAAAAGAAATACCGCTTTTCTTTACGAGGTTCTTGTAAAGCAATACACGATTGCTTCTATCAACAAGAACAAAGAGTTGATGAGCGAGATAAAGAACACTATTGTAGCCTTCTTTGCAAAGGGCCGCCCACTATACGGCGAACTATCACTTTATAAGACCCTAGCAGAAACCAATGGTGTTGACTCCTACACAGCAAAGCGTCTCCTTGAAGAAGCACAGGCTGACCATAAGAAGTTGGACCACAGAACTATTTTCAACGAGCAGACAAAGGTTATCAACTGGATCAACAAGAATGTTGGCCGTGATGCCTTCTCAATGTTTGTTCCTAACTACAAGTCACTCGCAACCATTTCGCAGTTCTTTGGCGACACAAGCGGCCCCAAAGAGCGCGTTCTATTGGAAAAGCGGGTCTATGTTCAGTTGGTAGGCAAGCCACAGGTTATTGCCGAGACTAAGATGGAGCCAATGGACAACTTGGTTTACAAGACCGTCATCAAGAACTTCAACGAGAAGTATGATGACGCCCTAACCGAGAACCAAAAGCACCTTATTCAGCACTTCGTTCACTCTTTCCAAGACCAAGGCATCGGATTTGTGTCCTATGTTGGCCAAGAGTTGGACCGCATCAAGGCCATTGTTGAAGGCTTTGACGGAGACGAGGGAACGAAGAGTAAGATGGGACAGGTTACAGAAATGATCAATACATTCCGCAACCGACCTATTGATAAGGAAATGCTAGAAAAGGTTCTAAAACTTCAAACTCTTGCTGAGGAGATCCAAAATGGCGATCACGATTAAGATTGGTTCCGAGCCAGAAAAGAAAGTCGTAACTCCAAAAGAGATTATTGATCTAAAAGTTCTCAAGAATCTAAACGATGATGTAATGATTTTTGACCACGAAGATGTTACGATAGTAATACAGCCTAAGGCCAAGAAAGTTACAGCATACGCCAAAGACATTGATTCCGACTACTGCTACGGAACACAGAACCGCCTTTTCAAGTTTCTTGTAGACAAGGGCCTAGTAGACCCTGCTACCATTCAGGCCGGTTCTGTTTACGCCAGTATGGAAGGCGGATACTTCAAAGACCCAAAGGTCAACACTATTCCACTACTTCTTATCAACATAGATAAGTTTATTGAAGAAGAGCGTCCATACTTTGAGTTTATCGCAGATTATAACGAGATGGAGAATGACCGCCTTGTAGAGCCAGATGAAAAAGACTCTACAGAGTTGGGCGAAGTTCCACAAGCAGCAAGAAAGGGCTCACTTAGTCCTAACCCTTATGCTTACGGAAACTCATTCTACTATCAATCGTTCACATACGAATAGGAGTTATTATTATGAAGGTGCTATTAGAAAACTGGAAGAGATACCTAAACGAAGCCAAAGTTCCTTTCGAGGAGATTCAGGCAATTATTGACGGCAATCAGTACCTAAAGGGAAAGGTAGTCGCTGATGAGAAAACAGTTCACGACTTGGGAGACAAGTTTCTACTAATGTCCAGCGTTTCACACATTGCTGAAAGACATCAGGATAAGTGCTTCCCCGGCTCACTGTTTCTCAAGGGCGACGATGCAATCAAGCAGGCCGTACTAAATGTTGTTAAGGACATGCCGGCAACCGGCGGAAAGACAATGGCCTTCCCTACAGGCATCGAAGGTCTTGGAATGGAGCGATTGATCAAGGCAACCCCCGAAGAGATTGCTGAGTTTGAAGACTTCAAGATGAAAGATGGAACTATCGTCAAGATCAAGAAGGAAGGCGCGAACCCCGGTCAAGTAACCGACCGTCTTTCAGTAATCGCCCCAGCCATTGGAGAGGCAGGCGGAAAGCCAGTTCTTTCGTTGGTAACAGCGTTCCCCGGCTTCATGGGAACAGGAAAGGGTGGAGACGGAGACATCGAGATTAGAGATCGTGCCGACTTCGCCAAGAACGGTTACTACTTCTTAGTTCCAGAGGGTTGCTAATAGTATGGTAAACTTACTTTGGTTTATGCTGGCCTGTTATGGCCTCACATATTTAGTTGTATACGCAAGCATTTTTGACAGAATAAGGCCAAGTAAAGATGGGTTCGGTGGATTTGGAAAACTTTTCCACTGTACTCTTTGCTTTGGTTTTCACGCTGGCTGGTTTTTGTTTGCGATTAACCGATGGACAGAACTATTTACTTTTGAGTATACGCTCGCGAACTTTTTGATTTGTGGGTGTGTCGGTTCAGGTACATCCTACCTGCTCTCAATGCTTGTTGATGACCTCGGTTTAAAGATTAACAGGGAGAAATAATGCGACGCAGAAACATTCCAGAAGTTCGCCGCTGCTGTAGCGGCTCTTAGGTCGGGCGGGTGACGCCCGCTTTTAGGAGATTTTATGTCTAAAAAGTTATTGAGAGAATTTTATGAGTTATGCCCTGACGGTGCTTGCTTAGATGTCTTGACTGAGGCAGAGAAGCGAGAGATGGCCGACGGCAAAACTCTTTATCTTGTTGGCAAGTGTCATGAAGCCGAGAGATTAAACGGCAATGGTCGTAAGTATCCGGTGGACATCCTTCGCCGCGAAGTTCAGAAGTATATGGAAGTTGTAAAGGACCGTCGTGCTTGTGGCGAGTTAGATCACCCAGACGATTCGGTTGTAAACCTAAAGAACGCTTCACATATGGTTACTGACCTTTGGTGGGATGGTAATGCTCTAATGGGCAAGATCAAAGTTCTCTCAACACCTGCTGGACAAACACTTCGCGCTCTTGTTAACGACGGAGTAAAGATTGGCATTTCATCTCGTGGCCTTGGCTCTGTCACACAGAGAGGGGACCACGTTGTAGTCGAAAGCGACTTCCAGTTGATTTGTTTTGATGTTGTATCCGATCCTTCAACACCAAAGGCGTTTATGGACGAAATAGTTATGGAAAATCGCTTGACAAGACCTAAAAATAGTATTATTAATATAGTAGACGATATTTTGGGGAACAAATGAAGCGTGAAGATCTTAAGAAAATGTTAAAGCCCCTCGTTCAAGAGTGTGTAAGAGAAGCACTTTACGAGGGTGGTCTTTTATCCGGAATCGTTTCCGAGGTCGCAAAGGGAATGGGAACACCTACCCCACAGCCACAGGCCGCACCTACTTCACAAGTAAACGAGCAAGTAATGCGAGAGAGAAACGAAAGAATGAAGCAACAAAAGAAGCAGCTTCTAGATTCTATCGGTCGCGAGGCTTTTAACGGTGTAGATGTCTTTGAGGGCACAACTCCGATGGCCGCTCCCGCAAGAGGCTCTTCACAGCACAGCCCATTGGCCCACGAAGAACCGGGCGACCCCGGCGTAGACATTTCCAACCTTTTTGCTGGTAATGGCAGAGTTTGGAAAGAGTTGATGAAATGACAAGGAAATTCATAGCTACATTTAC